TATCGATTTGCTCGTTGAGTTTAGACTCCATTTCATCTAGCTTATCTACCATGCTCTCAAGCACATCATATCTATCTTCAGGGACGGTTACATAATGATCTTCAAAAAGACCCTTCATTCCTTGGAGGAATGATTCGGTCATCTCGGTCTTAAGACCGTGCTCAACTGCAAGAGTGTTTTCTTCTAACCACTCTTGAGCAACATACTCTAGGTAAGAATCAACACGCTCGGTGAGTTCAGTCTTAACAGCAACAACTTCTTCAATGAGTTGCTCTTGATATTGAGCCTGAACTTGCTCTTTGATTTCTGCAACTTTAGATTTGATTGCAGTCTCAAAGATGGTGCGTGCCTTATCTTGGAAGTCTTCGGAAAGTTCTTCACCAGCGAAGAGTGCGTTTACATCTTCTTCGATGGAGAATTCTTCTTCGGTTTCTTCTTCGATTTCGTCGGCAGCTTCAGCAACTACTTCCTCTTCAGTTGTTTCTTCTTCGGAAACAACTTCTTCTTCAGTAGTTTCTTCTTCAGCAACTACTTCACCTTCAACTTCGGTTTCCTCTTCCTTCATACCTTTTGGCATGGGGTCAGCGGGTTTTGCACCTTTGTTGACAACATCCTTGACTTGTGCAAGTGATGCTCCAGGTTCTTTGAGTTTTGCTGAATCGTCATCGGGACGATAGTTTTCTGGGGAGGGACCGCCGAGATCTTCAACACTTGGTTGTCCTGGAGTATCCAGATCCAACTTAGGCATTGGTTCAGCTGCAGCAGCACCCTTGGTTACTACGTTTTCCATTTCTTGTAAATTGCTACCAACGGACATTTGATTATTAGATTTTGTATTAATCTATATTTATTTATAATTTAAAGATTTGAAAGAAATTCATTGAATAAATTCAACTTATGTTCTTCCAGTGCTCTCTGATCAACAAGAGTATTAATTCTCTTTTGAGTTTTTGCTGCGAGTTGTTCACGAAGGATTCCTCCTTCCCAAACCCACTCTTTTCCTTCCATAATTCCCTGAACAAAAGCATCAGGGGCAGAAGGATCAGCAACGATATCAGCAGCAGTTGCTAACATAAAATCTTCACCGACAACTTTGCATCCATTGTGATCTTCTTTCAATGATCCAACACCACGAGAAGAAACACCAAGAGTAACTCCCTCACTGATGAGAGATTCGGCAATTTTGCCCATTGGTGTTGAAAGAAGTTGTGCCTTACCAATAAAATTGGTTCCCTCACAAGTTAGAGAAACAATTTTATGAGAAACACGATCAAGATTGACGGTTGGACCATCGGGGTGACCGAGTTCTCCTAAAGCACGACCTTTCTGAATAAAGGATTCATTATATCTATCTACTTCGCGGGAAAGGGTTTCTATGGGATACATACGACCGTTACGGTTTTTGATGTCTCCCTGAAGAAATACTCCTTCGATGAAGCACCTCTTACACTTACCCGTTCCTTCGGTAATAAATTCGACCTTTGAAATTTCTTCTGTGATAAGTTTCATTTGATTATCCAGTAAATCCTACTTTGGTTCCTCTAACTGATGTGTCTGCAGCAAAAACGCAATATGATGCTTGCTTTTCAAGATATTCTGTAGATCCTCTTAGCATAGTAAAAGTTCCAATTGTAGATCCGCCTTGAGTTTCAACAACTGTGACCAAATGATCGGTAGAAGTTGATGTATTTACCAAACGAACTACAGTTGCATTAGTAAAACTAGTTGCTGCACCAGAAGATACTGGACATGCAATTTCTTCTGCTAAAACTAAAGTTCTTGCCATTATTCGTCCTCTTGTGATCCTGCATCAAACATTGTTGCTGCAACTTCTGGGCGTAAACCCTCAATTCTTTCAGATGCTTTTGCAAATAAAACATCCTTAATTTTTCCGCTAATATCAGAAGCAGAAGAATCAGTTGCAATCAAATCGACGATGTCTTCCATGAAATTAATTTATGTGATATATTTTCTATTTATATTTCTGCCGTTTTAGTATCTTTTTGCAGATTGGCATCTACTGCTGCAGCATCTACTTCCAAATCTGGTTCTGTTGGAACATCACCAAGCAAATCATCACCACCAGGTAATGGATCAGGTAATGGTTCTCCAGTAATAGGATCTACTGCATTTGGATCTGGAATAATTCCATCCTTAATTTCTTGTTCAATCTGATCATCAATTTCAATTATTTCTGCATCAGTTTGACGTAGAACTTTGCGGCGGACATATTCAACGGAGAAATACTTACCAATATATGGTTCAATAGTTGCCAAAGTTCCGAGACGATCGTTCATCATCTCACTTTCTTTCAGTTCTGCAAACTGATTATCATATAAGAAATCAAATTGTATATGATCTGAGATTTTATCCCAATCTTCTGGTGTTACGATGTTCTTGAGAATCAATTGCGTTTTCAACATGTCGCTGAAAAGATTTGCAAAACGCTTTCTCAGTCTTCCAACAAACTTGGAGAACTTAAGTTCATCTCTCAGAATTTCTGAAGAACGACCAAGATTGAATCCACCATCACTTGCAATTCTGGATTCGGGAACTCCAAGTGCTCTATAGAGTTTCTTTTGGAAATACTCAATATCTGAGAGTTCTCCCAAATTTTGACCGCCAGGGAGGGTAGTGATCTCAGTTCCACGACCACCTTCTCTTCTTGGCAACCAGAAATCCTCAAGCATACTCATATACTTGCGATCATCACGAACTTCACCAGTATCTGCATTGTAGACCAACTTGTTTCTATAACGTGACATTACATCACGAAGATATTGTTCTGCCTTTACTTTTGGTAGATTACCAACATCAATATAGAAAATTCTACGTTCTGGTGCTCTAGAAAGTCTGTAAATAACCAGAGAATCCTCAATCATTCTAAGTTGATTGAGTGACTTGATTGCTTTGTGAAGATATGAAAGAACCGAACCTTTGTTTCTATCAACTAAACCAGAAGTGACATAGGTGATTGTATCTTTTGCAATCTTAACACCTTTCTGACTTCCAGATCCAGAAATAGTTCCAAGTGGATAGTTTGGTTTTGGACTATAAACGAAATATTCATCAACTTCTGGATATAAAGACTTTGAAGTCTCATTCATTCTTGATAGGTCAACACCACCTACCCTTTCTTTTTTCTTTTCCTGCCTCACAAATTTCATTTTGAGAGGATCAATGTATCTTAATTCCTTGATCCCTTCTTGGGGTTTCTTAAGATCAATAACTTTGTGGTAGTATAGTCTACCATCGATATACCAATTTCTAAAAATTTCGTGAGATTTTTTATCAAAATCTAAAAGTTCTTTAATATATCTGAACTCTTCTCTAATCTTTTCTTTTAACTTATCACTCGCATTTAAATTAGAAAGTTCAACTTCGACAGGAGAGTCATACAGATCACTAACGATTGCTTCATTGACAACATCTTCAATGGCATTATCACACTCTGGGTGGATTGCCATCTCTCTATATCTTTTGATTAAATCATGCTCATTTCTATAGACTCCTTCAATATCAACATATTGTCCATAAAACCCACTAGCGATAAAATTATCAACCCCGTCCGCGTTGTTAGGCGGGACGGGGGAGACGATAGATTTGGATTTTTCTTCAGTAGAGTCAATAGAAAAACCAAAAAGTTTTGACATTTTATAAGAAACTGAACTATTTTATCTATTTATCAATTAATTGCAGGAGCAGAATCATTGTCGTCAGTTGCAGCAACATTCCAGTAGAGAACTTGGAATTCAACAGTAAACTCTTCAATAGTGTCAGTGGTATCCATTGAAAGTGGAATCTCAGAGATATTAGTTGGGAATAACCCAATAAAATCATACTCTCTAAGTTCTCCACCGTTTCTATCAAGTTGAGTTACTGTCGCATCGGCAGTATAATCAGTTGGATTAGTTTCGCCAGAACCATTGGTGAGTCTGCTGATTCCGTTCATCCACTGCTCCATAACCGTTCTGATTTTGAAATCAGTATCGTTGAGAACAGTAACGGTCCAACTATCAAAGGTTCTTTCACCAGCAACCTTGAGGATCCTTCCACGGAAAGGAACCTCAACAGGAGTGATGTTGGATGCAGGTAAGTTTGCTGCCTTTACCATGAAAGGAACTTTGTCACCAACCCCAGAGGTTGTTAATGTTTGTGTTGCTGCAGTCGGAGTAGAGTCATTGCT